CGACTTCGATCAACCGCGCATTTGTGTTGTCGGGATAACTAGACACCCAATGCCGCCTTCAAATCGTCAATGGAAAGTCCAACGGAGGCAAGTTTTTCAACCACTGTTAGTTCGGGCGTTGTGCCATCATGCGCCGTCAACGCCGCCTGCGCTTGCGCTTTTGTGCAGTCACCTGAAACGATCAAATTGCCAGCGTCATTTGTAAATAAATTCCAACCAGTTTCATTGAAAAACATATCTGAATTCAATGCTTTGTTTGGTATTTGAAAAACGTGTTCCATAATTAAGCCCCCAAATAAGATAATTGAAAGTTAGACCAAATATTTACGGTTTCACTGTTGTTCTGTTGATATTTAAGTTCAAAATAATCGTTAACGGAAGCGGTTATTGTTTGCGAAAATCCAAATGGTGCGGGTGTTGTGTTGTTTCTTATGTATTCACCTTCGCGCACGCCGCCTGTTGTGTATTGCGAGCCGTTTTTATAGACTCTTAAAAGTTGGTAAGCGCCTGGACTGTTAGGATTGCTAAACCATCCCGAAATAATGTATTTGCCAGCATAGCCAGATGGAATTGTTAGCCGTGAATTATTTGTCGAGTTATCGTGAAACCCGTTAGTATCAAATTCCTCAGTTGTGAAAGCAACCAACAATTCTGTATTTGCTGTGATCGCCGTGGATACATTTGTTCGTGTTGCGTTTACGCCAACAAATGTCTGGGCTGCCGTTGTTGCCCATGAAGGAACACCAGCTGCAACGGTAAGCACCTGACCATTTGAACCAATGCCCAAACGCGTATTCGTGTTGGCGGTCGCTGATGAATAAGCAAGATCGCCAAGTGTTGTACCAGGCTGTAAAGCCTTTAAGCGGGTGTCCACGCCTTGCAACGCAACATCGAAGTCAGCGGGTAAGTCCGTGACCAAATCGCTCGCCGTGGGGAGAACAAAACCATAGTTCGTGGTCGGGTTTGCCAATTGAGTTTCCTTTCGTTAAGACACTATTGTGGCATATTGCCATTCTAGGGTTGGCGACACGCTCGCCCAAGTTTCGTTAATTGGAACGTCGTTCCAGCGCATTGCCTGCAATGAATAGGCAAGCGGCGAAAGTAGCAAAGTAACCGAAAGTTGGTTGTATGACGCTTGAAACGACCAGCCTTCGACAAAACCCTGAAATGTACCTGCGGACATATTTAAGGGCAGATTGTTCAATGCAATCGCCTCGCCCATAAAAATGCCGATTAGGTTGTCGCGATCGGCATTGTCTAATTCAGGGTTTGTCAGGTCAAATGTAATTTGGCTAAAAATTGGCTGGGGCTGGGCGCGTAGTGATAAATAGAAATTTGCCTGTGCGGTTGCGTCAGCCGAATTGTGCAATGTTGTCGTAATGATTTGAGCAAGTGTTCCGTACAAGGCAATTGAAGCCGTGTCGCTGGCAGATACTTCAGCACTGCTAGTTGCCCCGTATTTGATCGTCAGGCTATTGCGTACGTCGCCCACACGGGTTTCAATGCGCAAACCAGCTGCGCGGGCTTGATTAGCGTCAAGGTCAACATAACCATTTGTAGCAAGGTAATTGGTTCGGTGTGTGCTGTCGGCGTATCCGATCCGACCCTGTGCGTCCTCATAAATGTACCCAAGCCCTGAGGTCGCCAAGGCTGAAACCAATGAATAAATGTCGGTTCGGCTTGACGACCTTGCGGCTAGTTCATAATTGCCTGGCTGATCTATTTCGCCCAAACCGTTGTTTTCAGCGTTTGCCCACGTAATTGTTGGATCATAGGTTGCCCATGTTTCTGCACCTGCAACCTCAGCCCACGAACCAAACAAAACCTGTTGAAGGATCGTTTTGATTTGATCGCCGTCGAAGTCCTTTGAAAGTACGCCGTTGGTCAATGCTTTTGGCAAACGCGCCAATGCGCCAAGTGCGGTAATTGAATAGGTTTGGGTAAACATGGTTGAGCCAATGTCAAGGACTTCAAGAGCAATGTCCACAACGTTACCGCCAAAAATTGCCACATAAGTGTTTGATGTGTCTTTAATCGAAACGCTTATTGTTGAGTTAATCGTGACGGGAATTGTTGCCTGTGAAACGTCTAGCAGCTGAAGGTTCACATAACCTGCCTGCGCTTGCTCATAAATATTGGTTCGCCCGCTGCGAATTGAAAGGTTTGCCAGAATTGCGGTTGTGTAAGCAACGCCGTCAATTTCAACCTTCCAAACTGGATTCCACTGCGTCATGTTGCCACTACAAAATTGCCAGCCCCGCCCGTACCTCGATAGAAGGAATTGTTCAACGTGTCAATAATTGTGCGCGCTGTGCCTTCCTTGTCTATCGCTCCGTTGACGGTCAGGTTAATTGTTGCACCGCCTGAAGTCATGCCAACACGGTTCGGATCAAAACTCGTATCAGAACCTGGAAAACCGCTCGACGGGTAATTACCTGCTCGTCCTGAGTCAAAAATTGGCACAGCGATTTTTGGAATAGTTGATGTTGAAGTACGCGTTGAAGTACCACCTGTTGTTGCGCCACCTGTTGTTGCGCCACCAGCACCAGCACCAGCAACACCCGAACCGCTCACAAATGGTTTGCCATTTGGCATTGTCCCCGAAAAGCCACCACCGCCACCAGCACCAGGCAAATCCGCCTCCGCTGTATTTGATTTACCTGCTAGCGCATTGGCAGCTGATAAAACGGAGGCGGCTAGTGCGACCGCGCCAACGCCCAGCAATGGATTTAATGCAAACGCTGAAGCAACACCAGCAACAATTGATGAGGCTTTTAAAAGGTTGTATGCCTTAATTAAACCGTTAATTAAAAGAATCGTTGCTGTCACACCCGCGGCAATTTTTGAACCAACAAAAACACCCGCAATTACGGCAGTCAAGACAATCAATTCAGTTTTAAATGCCACGACTGTCTTTAAAATAGATTTGATTTGTTGCCCAAAATTGTAAGCACCGTCCGTTGCGTTTTTGCTTGCTTCCTCAAGACTGCCTTCACCCGTCAAACCTTGTATAAATGATTGTAAATTTGGCACGGCTGTCGTTAAAACAAAATCAGACAATTGCTCAATAACTGGCAAAAGTGCTGCGCCTATAGATTCCTTCGCTTCGTCAGTAGCGATCTTAATGCGCTCAAATTTCTTGGCTGCCGTTTCCGCTGCGCCTTCGGCAAATTCGCCATAAGTTGTTTCCAATTGGCGGATAATTGCGTCATTGTCTTTTGACTTTAACAGGTTGGTGTCAAGTCCAAGCCCCAATTTGCCAAGCGCGGTTGTGTTTCCGTCATAGGCTTTACCTAAAGCATTTGTAACTAGTTCAAGAGGTTTGCCGCTTGCCGCACTTAGATCAAGTGCTAAATTCAAGAGTCTTTGCGCTTCCTCGGTGTCTTTTGTGCTGCGAACCAAACGACTAAATGCTGGACGCAGTTCGTCGTCAGTTACACCAATGGCAATTGAGGTTTTTGTTATGTAGTCCTCAACGCCTTTAACCTGAGCCGCTGTAGCCGACGTGGTTGCTTCAATTGTTTTTGCCAATAATGCCTGAGCAGCTGCGTCCTCAGTCGCTGCTTTTACTGCGTCAAAACCAAATTTAAGCGCAGCCGCACCAGCGACGGCAAACGCCAATGCAGCCTTTTTGCCAAATTCCGTTGCCTTGTTGCCAAATGATTCCGTTTCTGCGCTTGCTTTATTTAACCCCGAAACTAAATCTTTTGTCTCAGCAAGGATAGATAATTTTAAGGTTCTTGAACCAGCCATTAATCGTACTTCCTGACTATTTTGTCAAACGCCTGTTCCCACTTTTTAATAATCTCAGGTTGTGCCGCGCGCAAGGTTGGATAGATAAACCAACCGCGTGAACCGCGACCTTCACGACCTGACCAAACTGGAAACTGTTTGTATTTGTTTGATCCGAATTCAACCCCGCCCCATAGTTGCTGAGTTGTACCCCCACCGCTTAATTTTTGACCAGCAAAACCAAAACTGATTTCACCGATTTTTGATGACTTTGATACCTTTGAACCTTCAGCAACCCTGTTGTCTAATTTGTTTCGTGTCACACTGCTTGCAGTTGCGATAATTTTGCCACGAACAAAATCTGCCAATGCGCTAGATGTTTGTTTTGCCTGACCAATTGCCTCGTCGTCCATGGCTTTAAACGCGCGAATTATGGAACGCAATTCGGCTTTGTCATAGGTGATTGCTTCCTCAGCCATTTGCGCGCCTTTCCAAAATCTCGATAACGGTTAAAATGTCCTCAGCTGATTCAAATTCGCTTGGGGATAACCCCGTCTCCAGGGCTATCTCCCAAACGATCCTGCTTAGGCTTCCGACGGGATAACTTTTGGGTTTGCCTCACCAACCAAAATTTCGGAAATAGTTTCCGTCCAAATTTCAATTGACTTAATTGGCTTACCCGCTGCCTCACGTTTCATGGCGTGATAGGCAAGAAAAACCAAATCGGTAATTCCCATTTTATCCTGTGCTTGGGCAATTGTGTTGCCTGTGTGCTTTTCCCAACGAACCCATTCAGGGGGTGCAGCGGTGTAAGTGATCTGCTCGCCGTTTGTGAATTCAATTGTGATTGGTAGTTTCATTTTGTCTCCCGATTAGTAGTTTTAACTGAATGTTTCAGTTGGTGTTCCGACTACCGTGAATGATAGTGAAACTGTTTGTGCGTCAGGTGCTGCCCCGCCCACGCTTGGAAATACTGGCAATACGTTGAACGCGAACACTGCGCCTGTCGCGGCAGTTAGTGAACACGCCAATGTTGTATTTGGTGCTGATTCTGTTGCTGTCCATAGGGCTTCGCATAGTGAACCAGTTGCGCCCCAGTCTGCAAGCATTTCAACGTCAAAACCCCATTGGTCATCAATATGTTTGTAAGCGCGACCGTCTAAAGTTTGGTAAATTTGAATTGTTGGGTCGTTGGCAAGCACAGCTGACGAAGCCTGTGCGTCGTAGTTAACGGTCGCGATCGTCAACACTAAATCGCGACCCGTGATGATCGTTGTTGGCACGTTATCTCCTTTTATGTTGTTTGGGTGTAGTAAGTCGAAACGTTTATATCAGCAACCAGCATTGGACTTTGTCCTACTTCCAACACCGTTGGCTTTTCAACAACGCCTACGACATATCCTGCGGGCATTGCCGCAAGAATTCCGATTATGAGTTTTTCCAGATTGTCCAGCGATCCAGCGTTGCTATTTGAAGCAACGACGGCAGTGATTGCAAAATTCAATTTGACCTGTGTTTTTGCCTTGCCAATCAGGACAACTTCCATATAAGGCGAATCAGGCACAACGATGATCGCTGGCGGAATTGGCGATTCGGGAACGCTTGAATAACAGGTTGCGGAAAGTGCTGAAAATGCCGTGGATAAAGCAGCGCGGGTTTCGGCAATTGAATTGGCAGGCATTATTGACAAATTCCTTCGACGTCTAAAAACGGCTGAAGTAATGTTGAAACCCTGTTGGTAAGACTGCGCCCCATGCGATAAGGCGTGCTGGCGAAATCTACGCCTTCGATCTGTCCACCTGCTGCAACGCGTGATTGAAATACTTCAACGCTGACTGCTAGGACTGCCGATTCAATTGGTGCGCTGGTCGCGTATAGATCAGCTGCTGAATAGCCTTGAAGTGTTGCTGTACCCATTGGAATAATCTCGCGCAATGTGACATTTGATGAAGTCAATGCAGCGGTGAATGAATACAGCGTCGCCGTGACAACTGTGTGTGTTGCGGTAAATGGTGCTGGCAAACCAGTCACGATCACGGTTTGACCCGCAACAAAATGGTGTTCCCGTTGGGTATAAAAATAAGCCACGTTTGAATCTAGTTTGTAGGACTGAATTGCTGAAGTATTGGCAACCAACATTGGCAAAATGACGGCTTCAGCAGTGTTGATTATTTCGTCAAGGTAAGCGTCTGAATATAAGGAAACGGACACGCCAAGCACCGTACGCAATTGGCTTGCTGTGACAATGGCTGGCATGTCCGTTCCTTTCGATCGACTGCGGCGAGATCGGGAGAACCCGCCGCATGATTAAGTGTGGCTGTTACGCCTTGTTATTCTTGAACGCACCCGCGGCGATCTTTGTTGCCACTGCACCAAATGAATAGACGCCCACGGTGATTGAACCGTCAGCAGTTGATTCAGCGCGTAGTTGGTATGAAGTTCCCTCGTACCATGTGTATGCGTCAGGGTTAACGACTAGCAAAGTGCCGTCTCCGTCCCCGCCGTTTGTTGGGTCTACGTATAGGTTCAAGCCCGCTACGTTTCCAGTCAATGAAGTTGGCACTGCGACACCTGGCTGGTTGCTTGGTTGTGAAACTGCTGAATAAATTGGGCGACCTGCGTCGTTCAATGTCATCAAGTTTGACCATTGACCAGTTGAAGCGATCAAGTTGCGCGCAAATGGATTTGCAAGTCCAGCAGTTGCGCCATAAACGCTTGCTGCACCGCGACCGATAATTCCAAGCAATTCAGCAGCTGTTGGGTATGTTGCCACTGTTGTTGCGTCAAGTGACGCGTTTGAAATTAAAATGCCATTGACGTATGAATTTTGCGCCTTTGCCATTGCTGCAACCATGTTGCGCAATAGTTCGTCATAAAACAATGGTGATGTTCTAGTCAAAAGTTCTACGCTGAATTTTTGCTGTCCAGCAAACTTTTTAACGTCCACTGATAAAAACGCGCTGTTTTGGTCTGTGTCGGAAAACGCTGCGTCCTCAGCAGTTACAGCAACCGTTGGGGCTTGTGTAATTTTTGGAATTTCGAAGGTCATTCCCGCGTCAGGCAATGCACCGCGACTGATCGCGTCAATGCTTGGACGAATTGTTGTTGATAGTCCGTTGATAACTTCGGTTAATTGACGTGTTGGAACTAGTCCAGCGTTGTCGGTTGTGTTATCTGCTGCCAATACGTACTGGCGGGCTGTCTCATCACCAGTTGCAGCAAGAACCTTATTTTCAAGGTACTTAGCAGCTGTGATTTCAATGCGTGGTGTGGCTTTCCAACCGCCCACTTTGTTTGATGTTGCAGTTACTGACTGTGCGGCTTCTACCGTCTCAACGGCTTCCGCTTGTGCGACGGTGTTGTCCACTTCGTCTCCTTCTGTTGTAGGTATTACTTCAGGTTCAATTGTTGAATCTGAAACTTCGTTTTCGTCCTCAGTTGCCGCGACGGTTTCGACGCGGGCTGATCTTATGGCGGGTTCACTGGTTAATGCGACGGCTGTTAATTCACCTGCAAGAATTCTGACTGTGCCGTCTTTCAATGTTTCATATTCGTCAAATGAAACTTCCACGCTAAAACCGTCCCGCAAACCTTCCATGGCTTCAACTAATGCGTCATTGCCCGCTGTTGTCTCAGCGATCTTAAATGTTGCGTCAATGCCTGTTTTATCGGCTGAAATTTCTGTCATTAAAGTTTTCCCAATTCTGCGGGTGCGATCGTGTTCAAGGTTGAGCAAAACGGCGGTTGGTTCGATTGAACCAGCAGCAAATTGCACCTTGCCAATTGACGCAATGCCAGTTTCCTCAAATGTCACAATGCGACCAGCAATGGTGCGACTGTTTGAATCGGCGGCAGTTATTTTCATTGGTGTAATGACTTTTTTCATAGCAGCATATCTTCTTCCTCGCGTATTTCATCAACCGACATTGCGCCGATTCGATTTAAGATTTCGTAAACCTGCGCGCGTTCAAATGGGTTACCGCGTAGGAAATCGTCCAAGTCAAACAAAACTTTGTTGCCCGCTGGGGTAAAGTCTGGGAAAGATAAACGTTGTTCCAAAATTGACATGTAATTTCTAAACGCGAAGTCCACAAGATCACGCCTTTTGTCTAAGGCGTTTGAATAGGTAAAACTGGACTGTTGCGAATCAGTGAAATACGCTGGCAAGCCACACGCACGACTTAGTTCAAGTGAAACATAGTTTCGTGCTTCGTTCAGCTGTAAATTCTTGGGATCATAACCAATTGTTTCCAGCGTTACGTCAGCGTTCAAAAATGCGGTTGATCTGTTTGCACGTGCAGTGCGCCATGATGTCAACAACTTTGAAATGCGATCGGCTGGAAGTGATGTGCCGTTTGATTTCAAAACCATTTGTGGAATTGGTTCATTTGCGAAATTCATTGCAGCGCGTTCAAGCGCAGCAGCAGCCTTAATCGTCCGTCCTGCGCGAGATAATAAACCTTCCTGCGTACCGTTAAACACAACTAGGTTTGCTGGATCAACATAAGCACCGTCTATAGCGTAAGACGAAATTTCGTATCCCATGCCGTTGGTTGTAATTGTTACGCGTTCAGGTGCAATGCGTTCCATTGCGCGAATCTTGCCTGTGTCGGCATAACGTTCCATAACGTAGGCGTACGCATTTGGAAAGAAAAATAAATCCGAAATAATCCACGCCCAAAATGTCGAACCAGGGATTCGCGGATCAGGCTGGTTGATGACGCGTGGTTGTGAAACCTTTTCGCCTGTTGCTTCGTTGCGCGTGTGCATTGGCAGTGACGCAATTGTTTGAATAATGCCCAATGATCGGGCGCAGGTTGGAACTGACATTGCTTCAGCACGTGAAGCAGTTACTATCCCGCCGAATAGAAATAGATTTCCTACTTCACTGTAATACGGCGCGATAGCAGCTGCGTCCACCTGTGCGGCTTCAACCGTGACGGCGGTTTGAGCCTTGCGGGTAAATAGATCAGTAAATGCCATGCCCGAATTCTTGCAGGCTTATATGATCAACCCACCATGATGTCAAGATCATTGTCTGGGCGTGTCGCAAAGTGCGTCGCAAGACTGACTGCCACTGCGCCGCAAACGACCGACTGTGACGCGCGCCTTCCAATAACCCAACCGCCGTCGCCACGACGTAATTGAACCGCTGCTAAAACTTCCTCCGACAATTGCGATTGACCCCTGTGTTTTAAACGACCGCTATTGATCGCCGACAACATTTCGTCGCATGCCTGCGGATAAGCGTTGTCCATGTCAAAAACGGGAATTCCTGCGGGTGCTAATCGCGCCGCAACCGCGCCACTGGTTTTTCGGCTGTATAGGACATATTCCGTTGGATACTTTCGCGCATAGTCTGCCAAGTCATTGGCTATTGCCTTATCGTCCAGCTGAAGTTCATTTGACCAAGTGTGCAGCAATTTGACGATGAACTTTTCATCACCCAGTTTTTGCGCGCCGACCAAACTGGCATGACGGCGATCAGGTGAAAGGTCAACGGCAAGCCACGTCAATTTGTCAGGGTCAAGGTCAGCAGTTTTGTCAAGGCAATTGCCCCAACTGGCAGAATCAACCGCGCTGTTTATTGCCACAACCCAACGGCACAACACTTCAGTCATTACGACGTCGGCTGGATCATTTAAAACGCTTCGTACGTTGTCGGCATGGATCAGCGTCCCCATAGAAGGGTTGCTGTGTCTCGCATTTTCCACGCTTATTTCGTCCGTTGGTGCTGACCATTCAAAATAGCCAATGTCATCACTGACCCCTGCAATGCTTGCCAATGCCCGTTCGCGGAATTGGTTCAACACAATTGACGACGAATCGCCTGCGTTTGTGTACGCCATGACCATGGGGTTAGCCGCCGCCATAAGGGTATAGCGCAATGAAGCAAACGATTCAATGTCGGTCATTTCGCGCAATTCGTCCAGGTGAATCGTCGAAGGACGGGAAACACCGCGAGCAGCTGAACCACCTGCGCGGACTATGAAACGATTTCCCGTTTTTGTTTCGATTTCCTCACCGCCATGTTGCCAGCGAATTTTCTTGACCTGTTTTGCCAATGAGTCGTTGGCTTCGATTACCTGCACCATTGCCCGAAACTGTTCCAGCGATGTTGACAAGCGGTGAGCTGATCCGATCTGCAATGTTTCGTCCCATAAAAACAACCCGCCAAGAATTCTGATCTGCTGTAAAAATGACTTTCCGTTTTGACGTGCAACCACAATGCAATTGACTGGGGTCGCCCACCTGCCGTCAGGCTTGACCTTGTGGCTGTTGATAAGTGCAAATTTTTGCCATTCCAGCAATTCAATTTTCAAACTGGACGCTAAATCAACCAATTCATGCCCTCTAGACGGTAAATCGTTCAATGGCGTGTAAATTCGCGGCGTTTGTACGCCAATTAGGTCGTTTTGCGGGTCTGCGTCCCTACCCAAAACCGTTTGAAGCCCTTTTAAGCCTTCTACGGGTCTGTTGTGACCTTCTATGACCTTCTCAATCATTTTCGTGGCTCTTTGAGTCGTTTTTGGGGGAATTTAAAACAG